ACGCAAATTGTTAGTTCTATCCTTGTAAGTGTTTGTTTGTTTTGCTAAGTTTACAAGTTCAAGGCATGTCTTTTGAAATGCTTCTTGAAAATTTGCCCTCGCCTCATCGGTCTTGGTGTCGATTTTAGCAAACAATTTGCTCATATCGGTCTTACATTTTATAGGCATTTTTAGTCAATTTTATAGTTTTTGCAAACGTTTTATTTTTAATTGGTTAGTCTCATTCTCTCACGGGGTGGAGACAAACTTTTTTATCTTTCAAAATCGGCGCAATCCAACGCAAAAGCGGACATTAATTTTTTCTTCAATCGGCAATATGTTTGCCTATTTATAATCCTATTGTCTCCATGCTTGCAATTCACACATTGCACGCCTTTTTTTACTTCTTTAATCGGGTTCGATTCTGTTTTAATTTCAATTTTCTTAGCCATAGTTTTAATTTTTAAAGTTTTACATTAAATTGTCGGTTCGTTAAAATCAATCATATTTGCGTTGTTTTCTTCTTCTTTGATTTGTTCGTATTCCTTTTCTGAATCGTTTGTATAATTCAATTGCCCGACTGCCGTCTTTTGCGAAAGAATTGATTTTCCGCCTGTTGCTGTCGCCAATACCTGCACTCTTGTTTCTTCATCATCAATCATATATGGAGTGATTTCTGGTTCAATATCCATAATATCACATGTGGCTTTTAATCCGGTATTCATCAAGCCTACATAAGCCTTTAAGATGTTTATTCTCCGAGTTAGGTATTCACCAACCCATTCTTGTTTCTCTTGTACTTTCAAATGTGCATCAAAGAATAACATCTTTAAAGCTCTTCCGCTTATCCCTGTCATTCCTTTCACTGATTCAAAGCTCATTTCAGGTGTTTGGGTAATCATAAATATAAGTTTAAGCAGCGTTTCTATTTCTAATCTTACCGCTTCCGGCGCCTGCTCCCATGATAAATATTTAGCATCGCTGTTGGTGTCTCCTTCGATTATCTTACCAGCTTCGCCTTTACGTCCGAACCCTGTTAGAGTTCCTTTAAAAAATATCATAGGATTTCCGTTGTAATCAATAACATCAGCAAAATTTGACAATAATTTTTCGAGCCGGTCGATTAAGTTTTGCACGTCTTCCCATTCGATGTAATCTTGTGTGCCATATATGACAGGGATTTTGCCAAGTTCATTTTTAATCGGATAGCCGTCTACAAGTTTATATTCAGATTCTCCGCTTCCTTTTATGTACGAATAAATGCTTTCGCTTGTGTAGGTCTCGAAATTGCTTATTTCTTTCCCTTCACTGTCTAATGATTTAAACTCACGGGAGAATGCAATAAGGTCGCCGTAATCGTCTTTGGTAGGGTATAAAACATCGCCATTTAAAGGGCTTAAAACCGTACATTTAAGTTTAAGGTTTGAATCTATACCATAAAGTTTATTCTTTTTTTCTTCAACAGTGAACCATATTTCAGCGACTTCCTTACAACTGAATGCACTTTTTCCTACACGCCGATTTAAAGATATTTCCTTGTTTTTTACAAGTATCTTTTTAATGGCGTTTAAAACTGTTTTTTCGGTGTCGTTTTGCGGGGAAAAGTTTAATTGTACCGGATTGCCGAACGTGAAACTCACGGCTCTTTTAACAATCAATTTTTGCAAGCCTACGGATATCCTCGCGACTGGTTCTATTCTGTAACTCCCTTCGTATTCCGCATTTTCATCATAATACGAGGCTGTTTCTGTTCCTGAATCCGTATCTGTCTTTACGAGTTTATCCTTCCGTTTCGTTTTGTCGTTAATATCATGCTGCGAAGGGTCGAGCTGCTTGGATATTGTTTCAATATCAACCTTTAAAGTCTTGAATTTCTTAATGGCTTCGATATAATCGTTTGGTTCTTTTTGTAGTAGTAGTTTAAAGTCTTCTGTATTCATAGTTAATAAAATATTCCTGTTAAGTTTTGTTTTTGTCTTGGTGGATTGAAATGGAAATATGACCGCATAAGCATTAAATCCCGCCAATCCGGCGAATGACCTATATCTTGTTTAATTAGTTCTTTTGGTTTTATTTTTAGTTTACCATCCGAATCGGCATCATAAGTTTGTAGTTGTTGAAGCTCGGTTGTAATTTCGTCTTTTTCTTCTTCCGTAAGTTCGCAATCAATTCCTACATTATTTTCGTTTATTTGTTCGGCTAATTGATAAGCGCATTGAGATTGTAAATTAGAATAATTTTCTTGATTAAAAGGCTTGCCGTTATTCGTAAAGCCAATTATGCCGCAATTGTCAACCACACCGCCGCCTACACCGTCTTCATCGGCAATACATCTGTTTGGAGTAATTCTGTATTTTCGTCTTAAATGATTTATAGCGTTCTGTATCTCTGTGGTTTTGCTTATATCAAAACTTATAACTTCAACAATAGTCCACCCTTTCCATACGGCTATCCTTGCTTTATCGCTTCCAAATCTGGCAATGTCGGCAGTTATAAAACATCCATTTTCTCTATTTGATAAATCATTTTTAAATATATTTCTTATTGTATCGTAATCACATAAAGCGTTCGGATTATCATCATACTCCCAATTTCCTTTTAATAATCTTTCTTTCTTTGTTTTATCTGTCGTTGATTCAAGAGCGGCAATATAATCTTTTTCTATAAATGGATTATTTTGTACCAAGCAAGGCAAATAAAACATATTTTCTTTTAATGTGCTGTTTATGTAAGGCTTATAAAATGTGTTATAAGTCCAATTTTTTTTAGGGTTACACGTTATGAATAATTTTCTTAACAATCCATATTCGTCGTTAAAATGCCTTCCGATACGTGTTTTTAAGGTATCATAAGCCCCGAAGTGGATTTCTCCCGCTTCTTCAATCCAACCGCCTGTATATTCCAAAGAACCGTATCTTTCATACAATGGGTCTGAAGGTAAATATCTAAGGTCTAATAAGCTGATTCTTGAGCCTGTCGAAAATTCGATAAAATGGTCTTGCCCGTTGTACCAATAATCAACACCGTTTATAAGTCCATATTCATTGCAAACCTTATAAAATGTTATTAAAGTGGATTCTCTTAATACTTTCAATTCCTTTCTTCCAATAAACCATTTGGTGCCATGATAAGTTAAACAGTTAAACGCTAACCACGAACACCCTGTCCATGATTTAGCCCCTCCGGCACCTCCTCCATATAATAGTTCTACGTGTGTATTATCACGAAGTATTTGAATAGCCTCCTCTTGTTTTTCATGCCTTTTGCCGTTTTTTTCGACAATAAAAGAATAATCGCCTCGTTTGAACATCTCAACGCGAACGGCTAATAATGGCGATATGGCGTTATTCTTTTGCACTTGCTTTTGTCAATAATAAATGATATTGTTTTAATTCTTCATTGCCATCCTTGCCGGTTAATTCTGTTGATTGCTTATTCTTCCAATTGTCAGGGTCTTTGTTAGTTTGAAAATGAATTACAGCACCAAGATTAGGAGCAACATGTTTCTTTGTGGTTTTCATTTTTGTTACATTCGCCTCTCCATTTTCCATTACTTCTATTTCCGAAACGGTTTCCTCATATTCATAGCCTTTGATAAGTTTATTTAAAGACTTTTCACATTCTTTAAGCATAAATTCATCGTATAAACCTTGAGCCTTTTTAATAGCATCATTAAACTCCTTTTTTTCATTTCGCCATCTATGGTATGTAGATTCCTTTATATTAACCATTTTACAGATTTCGGGAATAGTGTAACTATCTTTCTCAATGATAGAACATATATCGTCTACTATTTTCTGATTATATTTAGGTATTCTGCCTACTTTTGCCATCGTTTTATCAATTCTTTATTTTCTTTTATAATATCTAAAAATTTCCCAAAAGCCTGTCCGGGTGTTTTAAAATTATGTTCAAAAGCATAAGTTAATAAATCTTTTACATTTTCGTATTCTTCTTTTGATATTAACCAATTTACGCTGTCTGATTTCTCTAAACTCATTATCATATCAACTAAATCTTTTCTCGATTGCTCTATTAAACATATATTTATGTATTTAAAAGTCGGTACATTTATATCAATGTTTTTTGTTTTTTGTTTTGCTGCTTCAATATCTTTTGTTTCGACCAAATGAATATCTATAGCATTTAATTTATTCAATAAGATAGCTACAATATCTTTGTTTGATTCGCCGTGAATGTCGTTATGTGATAGCTGAAGCCGTATTCTCGTAGATTCATCAATGTTTTTTAAAATAATACAATTTGAAAAGTTTAATCCTGCTTTTATTGCTGCTCTTATTCTGTGATGACCGGAAATACAAATGTACTTTCCTTCTTCTGTCTCATTCACAAGAGGGGTTGAAGTTAAGCATCCGTCAACCCTTATGTTTTCAACTAAACGATTAAAATCTTTTTCGCTCATTTCTTGAGCGTTTAATTCTGTTTCTTGAATATCCCTAAAATTAAGTTCTTTTATTTCGTATTCAAGTTGTTTTTTCCCTACGTTTTTATTGCTTCGGGATTTTTCAAATTTAGTTGTATTCATAGCTCTTTATGTTTTTGAAAAAATAAACTTTTAGCTTCTTTTATAGTTGAAATATTGCCAATTTGAAATAAATAAGAAATATTAAAACCTCCGTCTGTTTTGGTTTTTTTTGCTAATGTTCCATGCTTTCTATATCTCGAAATATCATTATGAACGGAAAAACAAGTTGAATAAATAGTGTTTATCTGTCTACAAAATTTTTGCTCTAATAGTTTTTTTGTCTCTTTTGTTCTTAATAAATATAATAATAAATCAGTTGAATAGTTATCGTTCGGGCTTGTGGTGTCCGCTTTCATAACTATGTCGTAAAGCCCAAAGTCTGGATTTTGGAAGCCTAACACACCTTTTAGCTTAGCATCAACCAACATGCCTATATAAAAGTTGCATGCTCCGGGTTTTATCCAACCTTTTACATAACGCTTTCTGAAATTCATAGCTGTTTTTGAATCCAAAATTACCAATTCAATTTTAGATTCTTTGTTTATCCATTTTTCCGTTTCGCCAATTTCTAAAATTATACTTTTGTTGTTTTGAATATAATTTATTTGCGGAATTGATTGTTTATTTTGATGTACTAAAAAATGGCATTCCGTGCATAAAACTATGCAATTTTCAAGCGATCCGTTTTTCTTATTACCGTCTTTATGATGGCATTCTTTTTTATTATAATCCATTTCACCGCAAACAGCGCATGAATATAACAGCCTAAGTTTTTTACTTAGTTTTTCCCAGTTAGCCGAATATCTTTCTTCGCCAGTTTTATTCATAGTTTTGAGCGAATAGCGGAGTTGAACCGCTCCTCCTACTTGGAAAGTAGGCATGCTACCGTAACACTTAATTCGCAAATATAGGCATCTGTTGTTCCATTTTGCCTAATTCTTTAACTTCAATATTTAAATTTTTTTCAAGCCATTTAGCAACCAATCGTCTATGACAAAAAACGCCTTGGCTTTCATGGCATAACAGAACAATATCTTTCCCTTCGCTTATTTGAAATAATTCGTTCACTACATCAACCGGATTTAAGGCTTCTAATATTTTATTATATTTTTTTTCGTATGTTTTTGGCTCATCATCTAAAAAAGACCTATCAGGGTTTAATTTTCTGTAACATTTACCACTAAAATAACGAGCAGACAAGGCGATACTGATAGGGTATAAGCCTTTGGCTGTATATTTTTTTACATTTGCGAAATTTCCCGTATAAATTATTTTCTTTGTTCCCATGTTTTTTATGTAAAAGTACAATTTTTTTTTAATATAAAATCCTGTTTCTCAACAAATATTTTAAAATATTTTATAGTTTTTTTAATTATTTTTCATAATAAATATACTTAATTTCCGAATTGTTATCCTTCAAAATAAAAGGCACAACATCATAATTTTTTGATGAAACTAAATAAACACCGCCCTGTTTAAAACCGAATAGCTTTAAATAATAATTTATAGCCATACATTGCCCTAACTCTTTTAGGTTATCCGATACGCTTTGCGGACAGACAAACTTAATAAAATGACTGCAACGGCTTGTATCGGTAATTAACAAGTCAGCGTATATCGTTTCTTCGCCGTCATGTGTTGGAATTGGATTTAAAGGGAAGTTTGTTTTATAGTCTCTTAGCGTAACGTTTAGAACGTTTTCACAAAAAGATTCTATGTTTGATATAATATGCTCTTTTAATTCATTCGGATTATTAAATGAGTTATCCATAGTTTCATAGTTTTGCGCAAAAATAAGAATTATTTTAATATAAAACCTATTTTATTTAATTTTTTTATAGTTTTTTATATTAATTTTTTAGTTATTTTCTTTATGATTATTAGCGGCAACCCATCTTTTTGCTTCTTCAAACTCTGGCTGATGCCTATTATACCACATAGGGTCTTGACCACCATTTAAAAATAGTTCAACACTTGAATTGCTTAAACAATATCCGTTAAGTGATAAGTCAGCATGACCAACTATAAAGTTAGTGCCTTTCCATCCGCTTTGTGCATCATAGCAATCATTGGCGTCTATAATAGCATTATTTTTAATAAGCCATTCACAAAGCCTATCAATTGTTTCAGGTTTTAATTGCGTGAAACGATTTTTTAAAACATCGGCATCGTGTCCGTTGTATTCAATTTTTTTCATTCCGAAATCTCTATACTCTCTTATTATTTTCATACTTTTTTTATTTAATTATTTTCACTACAAATTTACACAATATTTTAATACAAATTGCATATTTTCATAATATTATTTGATTTTTTTATCTCCAATTAATGCCTAATTCTTTAAATAAATTATCTAATTCTTTTTTAGTTCCTTGTCCGCAATTTTTATATTTTATAATTTCTTCTTTAGGTATCTCATATAAATCTCTTAAAGTTTCTATTCCTGCATTTCTTAAAATATTATAAGCTCTTACTGATATATCAAATTCACAATCCATATACTTGTCTGCGGCTATTTTTTTATCAAAAATATTTTCATTTTTTGTGTTTAATTGTGTCTCCGTCTGCAATAGTTCTAATTCTTTTAGGAGTTTATTTTCTTCAATCAATTCCCTGATAAGCTTAAATAAATAGCAAATATGTACATCGTTATTTTTCCACGACGTATGATTAAGCCTTTTTTTTGATTGTTCTATTAGTAAGATTAAATCGCCAATACCTCGATTTAATTCATCTTTTTGCTCAACAACTCGGATTACATCGGTTGATTTTACTTTGAAAAACTGCATAAAACTTTTCATAATTTTAATTATTTGATTTTTTTAAATATATTTTTTATTGGGTCTTTTGATAAGAGTTTAAAACCTGTTTTGTCGGCTATTTGTTGAAGTGTTTTAATTGAATAAAAACCTATATGACCATTTCGAGGCATTACATACCAATGCTTTGAAAAATCAAATTCATTCTTGCAATCCCAAAAATCGACAACAGAGGTTTTAAGAATTAAAGTTCCGGCATCTTTTAACAAATCGTTAATATCAAAAAATAGCTTTAATGGGTCGATTGTGTGTTCAATTACCTCTATACAGGTAATAATATCATATTTACCTTTCGGTTTTTCTGTATTATAAAACACATCATAGCTTGTTGAATCAACGCCAAATTGTCTCAATCTTTCGCTCATCACTCCATTTCCGCCCCCATAATCCAAATGTTTTAATCCTTGCAATTCATTGTTTAATTGTACGGCATTTGACATCGGACGGATTGTGAGAAATTCGGGGTCAAATTCTATGTATTTTTCATTGTAAATTTCACGCTTAAAATCCTCTTGTGTCCACGTTTTAAATTCGGGAGCAAAGATATAATCACAATTCAGACAACGGTAATAATGTACCATTCTATCGTCTTTTTTCTGCTCGGCATTTCTTAAAAACTGTGTTCTAAAAAAATACGATGTTTCGCTGTTGCAAATAGGACAAGTTGTGTTCATGTAGTTGAGTTTAAATATTATGTATTATCGAAGCAGCCAAAGGGACAGTGAAAAACAATAATAATAACCACCCATTCCCATAGGCAATTGATAATATTACAGGAATTACAGCTATACATATCATTAACAATAAAATAAATGTTTCAAAGAATTTTTTTAATATACGTTTCATGTTATTAAATTTATATATTTTTTTTATTTTATAATTCAGGCATTTTGCAGATAAATTGATGACGAGGGTTCCAATAAGATGGCCTTAACCCATACAGGAATCCATTCCGGTCTTGCTGAAGTGGGACGGCTCGCATAAGCTTGTTTTGAGGCCCTCTGATGCTCCAATCTTCCGGCCATTCCGTTACTTCCCATCGCAATACAGCTCCCCATCCGTCTCCAGTGTTTTTTCCTAAATGCGTACAGAAGCGCAATAAATCCATTATTTGATCCGGCCAGCCTACACAATACCAATCAATATATGTGGCAGTCCTATAATACATTTTAATGTGGTACGCTTTGAATTTACCTCGAGAAATATCAACTCTTCTTTGGGTTTCGGAAAGGTATTCTGTAAATCTAAGCCAGTCTCCTTGCTTGACTTTGAAAGATTTATCTTCCACGGCGTGATCCGGCCATTGTGCGAAGGAACAATGATAAAACCACATTTCGTTTTTCATCCCTCCTTTTTTGATTGGCAATGTAATGCCTTGGGACTCTCTTATATTGCTTTCTCCCGGTTTGGTTAATATTTCTTCTCCCATCGTTTTGCGTACCAAATGATAATATAGTACTGCATCAAGCGGTAAAAACTGATCGCTTATTACTCCGGTTTGTAAATAAGCACGGATTCTTAAATTTTTAAATGGTGCGTTCATAATATTTTAATATTTTATTTTTCATTTTCTCAAATTCTTTTTTTCTTGTATCTTCACTATTAGAAGTTATTATATGTCT